GCACTAAATTATAAACACACGTGTAAACACGCACACAGTCAAACGTTAATCTTTTGATGTGTCTTGATCACATAAACAACCCCCAGTGGGGGAAAAACTGTGATCAAAATGCTACTCAACGAATTGAGTACATCGAGGAATCACCCCCACCCTACTTTACGCGTGCCAGTCTTGGAACCCCATAAGGAGTTGTAAACTGTAGATCGTCGCCCCCACCAATCATTAAATCATAACGCGAATCATGATTGAAGATTACTTGAAGGTTCCGGCTCTCATACGCTAAAGCCATGTTATCCCCTAGTGGTACTCTATTATCTTGTCTACCTTTGTACTGAACAGCACGCATTGGTAGTTGTGAAAATTGTGGTACATTCACTTCGACTATCGGGTTAATAATCAAGGGATGTGTTGCTGTGAATTCTATCATTCTTGGTGTTACGTCGATAGAAAGCTCATCACTAACTCCAATGAAAAAGTCATCATTTGGAGTAGCGGAAGTGCTATTATTCACAGATGTGTATACGACTCCATTGTCAGAGCCCGCACCGGCAAATGCTATTGCTTTAAAGTTCATGGATCCTCGCACGAATGCAAAGAGCCGAGAATAATATTCTAGCATAGTAGGCCGCTGTGAGTTCCAACTAAGTTGGTCGTCTGAATTATATGTGTCTCCGAGGCTTCCAAACAAGTTTGTATTCCACTTCCACACGTTGAGTTTATTTGTTATGTTGCTCCCAACAATTCCTGCTCGATTTACGAGGTCTTTAACACTCTTAAAAGTATCAACATTGGCATCATCTACACACCGTTCAGTCTCGAAAGTCTGAAAGGTCTTGGCATCACTATCCTCAACAAAATATTGAAATTGTGCTGGTGGTGTGATTTGTTTAGCTGCTCGCCATTGTGGTACAAAATCAGTTTGCAACCGGGGGGATGTAAACTTGAGTGACTTAGTTCCTCTTCTCCATACATTTATCCAAGCCGAGTCTGGAGTTCCAGATTGATACACAAGGTCATTCAGTGAAGAAATAACAATGGTACATCCAGGGGTTTCTGAATTTGCCCAAGCAGTTGGCAAAAGAAAAGGGGCTTCAAAGGTTACGGATGTTTGGTTAGCTTGGATATCCATAATCATGTTCGGTACGTTATCAAAATCTTCATCTGACATTGTCATAGCAACAGTCTCTGAAATCGGTGGGAAGATACCCACACGAATTCGACCAGACTGTGCCATATGATTCAGAATTTCTATATGATACTCAATACCTCCGGTCCAAAGGTCAAATGTGTTTCCAATAAATCCTAGATAATCTACGTCTGCATATTCCAGATCCTCATTGGCTGCACTAAAATAGTCTGGATTCCATGGTTTAACTTGGATTACACGTTTTAAGACTTTCGTATTATCAACGTACAAACCATCGCTTTTCCATTCAATAGATTCATTAAGACACCGTTGTTTAAATAGATAATCAAATGACATTTCATCATAAGGTTTTCTATAACAATAAGTATCTGTAATATCACTACAATCCTTACTATCGAGTCCCAGCACAATAGATCCATCTATCCCTCGAGAATGATTAAGCTCTTTACTTGGTAGTTGAGCAATTTGATGAACATCTTCAACATTATTACTCTTACTCCAACCGAAAAGTCCTAGTACAGAATTTATTGATCCTGCAATATCCGATACAATGGGAATTCCATCGGGTACAACAGATGCTATATTCTTTACAGTAGTTAAGGCACTACCAACTGATTCAAATATGGTCGCTGGCTGGATAGCCTTATGACGCATATTATTGTCGTTGGTAGGCATTGCTACTTCTACTTGTACATCAGGGCAAAATTCAGCATAGTAAGTACAATGAATTGGGTCGGGTGATGCTGCTTTAATTGGATTTATAATCCATGCTCTTAGAACTCCATAGGAGTACATATCTGCATGCATATCATATCCTTTATAAGGCAACAAACACGGGACTGTAAGTTCTCCAACTACTCCAGGTCCTATCTTTATGGGAATGCCAATAGCACTAGTTACGCTTCTTACGGTATTGAAGTTGTGATCATCAAAAGTTCCGCTTGCATTTTTAGCACCATTTGGTATCCAACTAACATAGATCTGGCCTACATCAAATTTAGTAGCATTAATCATGAAAGTAAATTTAATAGATCCTCGAACATATCTGTAGTTCTGTAATCTCGCAGTCAAAAATTTGGAAGAATCAAAAAGAGTCTTTGGATATTCATCCCAAATGAAATTTTGCAAAACACCGAATTCTGGATATAAGTCAAATTTCCGAATTAAAATCTTACGCTGCAGAGTCTGTGCGAGATTGTTCTTATCAGTAGTGTACATATCACCAGTTTCAACTTTATCTACAACCATAGTTTGGTCTTGAACAAGTTGGGTCATATGAGCATCATCTGAGGTCGAAACTCTCTCTTCACATTCTGTTCCGTTCATTGCTGAGTTATCTGATTGTTCTTCGATCATAGTCGCACAGCAGAAATTCCTATTCTTCCACATCACCAATACATTAAAAAGTGCATGAGTAAATATTCTTGCCAGAATACCATACCCCATAGCACCCAAAACGTAAGTGGTAAAGTGACAACAGAGAGCTGGGAAGCTATCTGCGACACCATGTTTCTGAATATTCTGGAAAAATTCTGTAAGTCCAAAACTAATCTTCTCATCCCAATCAAAAATTGATTCTTCCATCAAAGCAGTTAAAATATAAAAAGAGTATTGAAGTATTGCTACCTTATTCTCTCCTAGATATCCTTCAAACTGCTTACTCCATGGTTCAATCTTACCTTCTTGCATTTTAGTGATTATCACTTCCTTTGGCATTAACAATCCACCATATTCAACATTATCGGGCAACCATTGTCCAACAGCTCCAGAATAAATATTCCAGATGAAACCATTGGATAAAGCTGCTACCTTAGTCTTCATTCCCACTTTTACAATCTTCCACAAACTTTGCAGTATAGAAGGTTGTACAGTGATATCTTCATCAGACTCTAGTACTTTATTCAAATGTTTGATAGTCTTGTCATCACCAGAAATGTTCTCCAACACTTTATTTACAATTTTCTTGGTCTTATCATCTCCTGATATATTTGATTCTAAAATGTCCTTTACAATCTTCTTTGTCTTGTCATCACCAGATATATTGGATTCACACATGGTTGCTGGTCTCATTTTTGATGGTTTCATAGCATGTTTCCGACTATTTCTCGCTAATTTAACACGCAATATTTTCATATTACGTTCAATATCATTAGCTTCACATTCCTTGGAAAGCACACGGACACCATCATTCAAATTCGCAGTCAATATGAGTTTACGCTTGCGATTGTCGTAAACAAATTGCTCTTTTGTTCCTTGGGTCAAAAGGCTAAATCTCCCACTATTATTATTTAGAGACTTGTTCGCAGGTTTATTTTCAATAGTGAGTGCTGCGACACTTCTATTGAGTGAATCAGACACATTCGGGATCCCTCCCAAGGCTTGCCGACCTAAATAGGCCTCCTTACTCCAAAGAGTGGCTTCCTGACGACTACTACTAGCTATTGATTCGCGTTCACTAGTAGTTTTAGCAGAAAGTTCTTTAACACTACCAAGAGACTGGAATACACCAATTTCTTGTTTTGCAGTTCCTTCACATTCAATATCATCATCATCAACATATTCTCTAATCCGTTCATTATAAAAGTCTAATTTGTCATAGTGTCCCACATTTATTCCTTCCTTTCTACACGCTGAGAAAATTTTCTTCGAAACATTTTCCCATGTTGCATCATCATGAAGGGTCAATTCGAACAAAGCATTCTCAACGTTTGCTTTGCAATCGTTCTTGGGATCAGCAGAGCTACGTAACCATTGGCACATTTCTGTAATAGTAGCCAGGGCAAGTGGCGCTCTATATCTTCCTTCCTCAGTTTTCCTAAAACCACGTTTAAGAAAAGCGACGTTATCTAGACTTCTATGTTTTACTAGTTCTCCAGTTTTACCTTCATCAGTGTATGTCAGACCCATTTCAGCTAAATACTTAGTGATAGTTAGCTGATTGAAATCATCTATACACGAATCATGTACACTGAACAAATTGTCGTCACCAAAATTCGCCATCCGAACATATTTATCATAAGCTATAAGAGTTCTTCCTGTTTTGAGAAAAGCCATTCGCATAATAATTGAGTTAAATATAGAATTAATAATAACTGTAAGTGGATTTCCACTAGGTTGAGAGTGTGTCCATCTGTAAACGTGATTCCTACAAGAATGCACTCCATTACAAATTTCTTCAAATAGAGTACTTCTAATAAGATCATTTCCATCATCATACCACTTATTGATGTGCTCGCAAATCTTGCGCAACACGTCAATTAGAAGACTTCCATCAAAGTTTGAAAAATCTCCTGCGATCACTTTAGAACCACCTTCTCTCAATCTCATGGCCAATTTAGTCCATTCATCAGTATAGCAGTTAATACCAACGCATATTTCATTGTCTATCCTCTTCTTCATAATATGCCCTACGAACGCACCAAAGTACATGCGCACAGCAATTATATAATCTTGAGGTCCTACACTAAATACACGAGTCTTATTTGCTAATACCTTTTCTTTTGGTCTTCGTTCATCCTTCAAAGTATCAATCCAAATAGTTTCAACTCTTTCACCTAATTTAGCCTTGTTAATTCGTTCTTGTACTTTATTTCTGATTTCCTCTGAGTATTTGTATTCATCAACACCAAACCAATGTTGTTTACCTTTACCAGGGTTATTCAGAATATAAGGATATCCTGGAGAAGTAGTCCTATTTAAAGGCACCACTCCAAGTTCCTTACATCCTGATACACCCTCTTCATAGGTTAATACACGTGATTTAGTAGTATTTACTACATGTTCTCCTTGGAAGAAATGCTTGGCACATTTTTCCAACATATCACTATCAATTGGATCTGGTAAATTTGCAACTTTCTTGAGGCCTAAAGTCATCGGATCATTATTAGGATTTCTCATACAAGCAGGTAAACATTGTGGAGGGAAGTCCTCAATTTTACCATGCAAAGGTGATTTTGAAATATTACTCTTTGTGGGAGAGCATACTCCTTCCTTCAATGTTCCTTCATTACGCACATTCATAATTACTTCCTCCTGGTGCTTAAGCACTTCAGAGTTACATTCTACTGACGGCAAATCTGGCACAGATATCTGAAAACTTGCAGGAATTTGTTCCATAAGGGTCTCAATTCTCTCAAATGTTAGACATGCTGATGCATTAAAATTTGCAGTTCCAAGTGAATGAATTCCTAGAATTTTATGTGCTAATGCCTTGTTTTCTGCAACTAATAAGCTTCCACAATCTCCTGGTTGTGTGGGAATATCATAAGTGTAACTTTGACGTACACACTTATTGTTTTCACAATTAATCGGGACGTCGCTTGCTTTAGCTTCACCATTCCGAATCACCTGTTTGTTTCCTTCAAATTTAAGCAAATTAACTCGAGTATTCTCAAAATGTCTCATCTCAGCTGCGGTGCAAATATGTTTGTGCAAATTTGCAAACGCATCCATTGACTCTGGCATTGCTACTAGAGCATAATCTCTAAAAGAATTGTCTTCACAAACAGGATACACAAATTTACAGTTCTTAACATTTACTTTCTGTTTTTCCGCATTAAAAGCAGACATATAGAAATATTCTTTGCTTTCCAACTGTTTTGCAATATGGTAATTTGTCAAAGCTACTCTTCCTTTAATCATAGTCAATCTTCCAAGTGCACGTTCTGATTCCTTTTCCATGTATAGATTAAACATATTCTTCATAAATTTATTCAGAGCAGTATATCCTTGTTCATCTCGTAAGACTTCATGCTTTACAGGAGTAACTCTTGCCAAATTCAAAGCTTTCACTAATTCATTGGCTGGAGTACTCATATCTACATGTCTTCCATTAATACACTGATCGCAATTCTTATTTTTGTACATGTGTTCTATATACACAACAGCATCTCTTAAAGTTTTCTCTGATTTGTCATATTTATCACAAGTTTTACATGTTCTACGTTTTACTACATAAAATAATCCAAATAATCCTACCAAAGCTACACATGAACCTACAATTATTTTCCAGTTCTCAACTAAATAGTCACCACACCATTTGAAGTTTGATTGTACGTTGAAAAAGGTAAACTTCTCCTTGAAGGTTTCCCACGAGAAACTAACTGAAGTCATCTTTTCCCAAATGGTTCCAACATCGCGAATTATATTATTCTTGAATTCAATAAAAAGATCTTTGTAGTCAAAATCTAAATTCTCACCAATTTCTTCATAAGGACTA